CCTAATACTGGTGCTGGCGGTCGCGGTCCTGATGCAGCAGCAACAGGTGCAATTCTTGACCAGATTGCTGCATTAACAGCTCAGATTGCAGCTATGCAGGCTGCTGCTGCAGCCGATGCTGCTAAGCCAAAGGTTACTGGCACACGTACAGTTCGTAAAACTGGTGGCGTTGTTGAGGTATATCAACAGATGTCTGATGGTTCTCTTGGTAATTTAATTGAATCATATAAAGACTTTGGTGCTCGTGATTCAGTTATGAGAATGTTTGAGAATACTGGTCTTGGTGACACATTTATTAAGTCACTAATGTCTACCATAGACAAGGTATATGAAGACAACATTATGCCTACTGACGAACAAATTCTTAATACTATTTATACAAGCGATGCATATAAGACACGGTTTGCTGCTAATGAAGCTATACGTAAGCGTATAGCAGACGGCAAAGGTCGCCCTGGCGATAGACTTCTAGCCCCTGCAGAATACATTGCTGCTGAAGATGGCTATAGAGAAATCATGCAAGAAGCAGGATTGCCAGAAATGTTCTATGACCAACCAGAAGATTTAGGTAACCTTATTGCTAACTCAATTAGCGTCGGTGAGTTTACCGCACGTGTTAACATTGCACAGAATGCGCTACAAAAGGCAGACCAGCAAATTGTTAAATCACTTAAAGATTATTACGGCTTATCATCTGGCGACCTGGTTGCTTATCTTCTAGATAATGAGAAAGCATTTGATGCTATCAACTCTCGCTACCAGTATTCAACAGAACAAGCCAAGTTAATGTACACCTCTGCTGAAGTTGGTGGAGCTGCTGCTCGTGCAGGATTTGGTGATACAGGTATCTCTAGAGGCTTTGCCGAAGAGATTACCAAGGCAGGTAAGGCAGATGCTGCCGAACGTGCCTTCCAAGGTGCAGCCCGCGAACAAGATGATTACCGACGCTTGATGTCACTGTATGGCGAAACCGCTGGTACAGAAGACTTAGCTCGTGAATCACTTGGTCTTGCAGGTGGCGCTGAAGTTGGTATCAAGACTAAGAAACTTGCATCAAGAGAACGCGCCAAGTTCCAGCAACGTGGAGCAATTGACCGCGCATCGTTAGGTTCTCGTTTAAGAACACCTGACGTTTAATAGATTCCGTCCCAGACCCTCCAGCCCTGGTGATGTGTATAAGTCTGGAAGTCATCACGTCTATGAATCACTACCCCTGGTGAGGAGTACGTGTGGTGCAAAACCCGATGAGGGTTTAACTACTAATAAAGGGAGAAAACAATGGCAGAAGAATACCTAGAGTACGACTACGAAGATGAAGACAATGGCAGTGGAACTGACCTTGTAAAGAAACTTCGCAAACAGATTGACGCACTTTCTAAGCAAGTTAAAGAACGTGATGAAATCCTTGCAGAGTTTACTACACAAAGTCACGAAGCATCCGTTGGCGAAATCCTAGAAAGTTTCGGACTCAATCCAAGAATCGCAAAATTCATCCCAGATGAAATTGAAGCGGACGAGGATGCTGTCGCACAATGGTTAAATGAATACGGCGATGCATTCGGTATCGAAGCCGTTGAAGAAGGGGATTCGTCCCCTGACGCTCAATCATATGAGCGAATGTCAGACTTTGATAATGGAGATATTGACCCATACGTGGGTCAAGACTTAGCTTCTCGTATTGCGAACGTAGGTTCGCCAGAGGAATTAAGTAATCTACTCAAAGGCTGATACGTCCACAATCAACCCCAATTAGAAGGAAATCATGCCTACTACACCAGCAACGTCAACAACGACATCAACGATGTCGAACTTGATTCAGACGGCGTATGACAAGTACATTGAGTTTAACCTTCGCTCTGAGCCAATGTTCCGTAAGTTTGCGGACAAGCGCCCAGTCGATGTAACAAACCCAGGTAACACCGTCGTCTTCCAGGTCTATCAGGACCTATCACGTGCAACTACTGCACTAACTCAGACACAAGACCCAGACGCAGTAACACTTAACAACACCAATAAGGTGAATGTTACAGTAGATGAATACGGCAATGCTGTAATCACAACTGAGCGCTTGGCTCTTGAGTCACTTTCAGCAATTGACCCAGCTGTTGCAGACATGTTGTCATTCAACATGCGCGACTCTCTAGACTCTTTGGTCTGGGGCAAGCTAACATCTCTTGCAACAATGCGTTACACAGGTACAGCTTCTGCTGATGAATCAACCATCAACGGTGAGAACGTATCTTCAAGCACCACAGCTGCATACCTAACCGCTGCTCTTGCACGTAAGGGTGTTGCCAAGCTTCGTGGCGCAAACGTACAGCCACGCGATGGCGGACTCTACACAGCACTAATTCACCCAGATGTATCTTATGACCTTCGTTCAGAAGCTCAATCATCTGGTTCTGCTGTATGGCAGTTGCCTCACACCTACACAGAGGCTGGCGTTGCCAACCTATGGAATGGTGAAATCGGTATCTACGACCAGGTTCGTTATATCGAATCTCCACGCTGCGAGTCAATCTCTGGCTCTGGCACTTCAAAGGTATACGCAACTGTTCTTCTCGGAAAGCAGGCTCTTCTTGAGGCTGTTTCTTACGAGCCAAAGACAGTTATCGGTCCTGTGACAGATAAGTTGATGCGCTTCCGCCCAGCGGGTTGGAAGGGTCTACTCGGATGGAACATCTTCCGCAAGGAAGCACGTTACGTCATCCAGACCAAGTCAAGCATCGCAACAGCGTAGTTTACTTAGTGAGAGGGGTGGGCAACCACCCCTCTCCACATAAGGAGATAAATGGCTAAGAAAAAGAAGGCTGAAGAATTACCAATTGATTTCTTTACGCCACTCCAGCAATACGCAGTACAAGCACATGAGCTATACAACTCGTTTGCACAGGCAGGATTTACCGAAGGTGAAGCGTGGGAACTAATGGTTCGCCATTTACCTGATTGGGAATTAGAAGAACCAGAGTTTAGTGAAAAGGGAGAAGAGTAATGCCAAAAGTAGGAAAGAAAGAATTTGCATACACCGCTAAGGGTATGGCAATGGCAAAGATGGAAGCTAAGAAGACTGGCAAGAAGATGGCAGTAAAGAAGCCTAAGCTAAAGAAAAAGTAATGTCGTCTGGTAAGTACAAATCGAAACATAGTTTTAACCCAATACAGATTAAAGATGGAATGATAGTTCGTCTTCGTAAAGACGGACGTATTCAATCGATACTAGGAAAAGTCGGGGAGTATAAGAAGAATGGACCCAAGGCTAAAGAGGGCGGGAGTAGCAGGGTTTAATAAACCTAAGCGCACACCCAGTCATCCCACTAAATCCCATGTTGTCGTAGCCAAATCTGGCTCACAAGTAAAGACAATTAGGTTTGGTCAGCAAGGTGTATCAGGCTCTCCTAAGAAGGCTGGAGAAACAAGGTCTTACCGCCAACGTCGCCAATCATTCAAGGCTCGTCACTCTAAGAATATAGCCAAGGGTGTTATGTCCGCAGCATATTGGGCAGACAAGGTGAAATGGTAATGGCAAAGATATTTCGTGGACCAACCATGACAATCAAGCTTGGTCTTCAATATGACCTTTGGTTTGTTTCTTATCCATGGGGCAAGACAGTTGTTAAAAAGAATGGAACTTGGTCAACCATAGTTTCACCACAAGATAGCAGTTTAGCTGACTATGACAAGGTGCTTCGTGGTGGATATGACAACCCAATTACTGACGCAGAGGCAGCAGAGTTAACTGCTGCAGGATACGGTGAATACATTGTCGAAGTGTAGAAGTGGATGTACAACTCAAGACCATGAGTCTTGGGGAGATTGTCTTCGTGCAGCTAATTTAAGTATTAGCAATGAGCATGTATCAGCCGATATTAAAAATACAGATAAAGAATTGAGCGCATATCGTGACGCTCGCAAGCAAGGAATTCAACCTGCTTCAACAAAAATGAAAGACATTCAAAAAGCGGTCAGAGCATCTGACCTTATTGGAAGGGCAGCGCAAGCATAATGGCAACACTAAACCAGCTGACCGAACAGACCCTTGGTGAAGTTAACTCTTACGTCAAGAACCAAGAATCAGTTACGGTTATTACCAGCGCTACAACCGCTGGCGACCAGACTCTATTGGTTGATGATGCTACTGCGCTAAGCAAGGGCATTGTTGAAATAGATGATGAACTAATTTACTTAAAGAAGATTATTCCAACCAGCGGTACTATCCAAGTTCTTGGAACTACTGGTAATATTATTGGTCGTGGCTGGCGTGGTACTACAGCAACAAGCCATGTAACTGGTTCGGTTGTACGCAACAACCCAATCTTTCCTCGCAATCAAGTTAAGCGAGCAATTAACGAAACTATTAAAGCAATGAACTTTCCAGTTATTACATACCATACATTTACTTTTAATGGCGCTGATTATTCATACCTACTACCAGATGCGTTAGAAGATATAACTGGTATCTCATGGGATGTCCCAGACTCAACAGGCGTATGGCAGATTATTAAAAACTATCGAGTCGATAAAAATTATTATGACACTGACACTTCAACAATCAAGCAAGCTTTGATTCTAAAAGAATCACCAATGCCTGGTCGTACAGTCAATGTTCAATATACAAAGTTCCCAACAGTTATTACAGATAACCAAGAGTTAACTGTTAGTGGTCTTCCAGCATCTTGCGAAGATGTCGTTCGCTTCGGTGCTATGTATCGCCTACTTACAACAGTAGACCCTGGAAAGGTTACGGCAACTACAGTATCTGCAGATGCCCTCGACCAACCAGTTCAAGCTGGTGCTTCTACCAATGCTGCAAAGTATTTGTTCCAGCTTTACACCGTTCGTTTGGCAGAAGAAATCGCTAAGCAACAAGCCAACTTCCTAAACACAATACAGTATACGAGGTAATACATGCCAACAATTGCACGTTATTATAGCTCAACCGCTGCTAAGACAACACTGTCTAGTGCTATTGACGCTAGCACGACAAGCACAAGCTTGTCGCTGGCTGCTGCTTCTGGTTTACCATCGCAGTATCCATTCACACTTATTCTTGAAAAGGATACCGCTAACGAAGAAATCGTAACGGTAACCGCCCTCGTTGGTACTGCATATACGGTAACTCGTGGCGTTGATGGCACAAGCTCCAAGGCACACTCAATTGGCGCAATTGTAGAACACGGTGTTTCTGCATTGGACTTTTCTGATTTTCGTTCACATGAAGCAGCAACCTCTGCACATGGAGTAACTGGAGATATTGTTGGCACAGGTGGAGCACAGACCCTGGCTTCTAAAACTCTTACATCACCAACAGTTAACACACCAACTATTACTGGTGCAACAATCAGCGGTACGTTTACATCTACCGCAACAATTACTGGTGGCACATACTCCACCGCAACTTTAGGTTCTGATTTATCTGCTGGTGGATTTAAGATTACAAACCTTGCTACACCAACATCATCTAGCGATGCTGTTCGTAAAGACTTTGCTGATGCTCAAGTTGCTGCTGCTGCGACATCCGCAGCATCTGCAGCAACCAGTGCTACTGCAGCAGCAACTTCTGCTGCATCCGCTGCAACATCAGCCACATCAGCTGCTAACTCGGTAGCTGCTATTCAAACATCTGCTACATCAGCTGCAAACTCAGCCACTGCTGCAGCAACTTCGGCAACCAGTGCTGCTGTGTCAGCAACAGCTGCTACTACTTCAGCAGCCTCTGCTCTTACATCCCAAACTTCTGCAGCCACTTCTGCTACATCCGCAGCAGCATCTGCAACTGCAGCAGCGACCAGTGCGTCATCTGCATTAACTAGCCAAACGTCAGCTGCAACATCGGCGACATCTGCAGCAACAAGTGCAACTAGTGCAGCCAATAGTGCTACCACAGCTGCAGCATCTGTTGCCTCAATTGCAGGGTATGCGACCGCTGCAGCATCAAGCGAAACCGCTGCTGCTTCTTCGGCTACCGCTGCTGCTACATCTGCATCATCGGCTTCTACATCAGCATCTAGTGCTTTAACATCACAAACCTCTGCAGCAACCAGCGCTACAAGCGCTGCTGCCAGTGCAACCGCTGCTGCAACAAGTGCTACATCGGCTGCTAATAGTGCTACAACTGCATCTAACTCTGCAGCAACTGCGACCACATCTGCTTCTGAAGCAGCGACATCCGCCTCATCTGCAGCAACATCTGCATCTTCGGCTGCTACTTCGGCAAGCTCGGCACAAACTTCTGCCTCCAGTGCAGCAACAGTATATGACCAATTTGATGACAGGTATCTTGGGTCTAAGACAGTACCTCCAACATTAGACAATGATGGAAATGCGTTACTTACTGGTGCTCTTTATTTTAACTCAGCAACTGGTGAAATGTCAGTATGGACTGGTTCTGCTTGGGTAGCAATTAACTCAGCTAGCGCATACTCAGCACCAACACTTGGTTCAACACTTATAGCTTCTGGTACAACCGTAACAACAATTAATGGTCTTACTAAATTAGTAACAGCAACATACGCATCTCTTGATGCAAACTCCAAAGAAATAGATATAACGCTCATGAACATCATGGGTGCGTACTAAGAAAGGGTAGTAATTAATGGCTACAACAACTAAGGTACTGGCTAGAACTGCAGCAGCAACTTCCAGTGCAACTCTCTACACCGCTCCTAATACGAGCACACTGGCGGTAGTAACAAACATTGTTATTGCCAATGCTGCAACCTCTGCATCTAGTGCAACTATCAGCATCGATGGCATTGCCATCGTGCCGACAATCAAGCTTGATGCTAACTCTATTGTTGGGTTTGATATGAAGCAGGTTATTCCAGCTTCTGACCCAGCCAAGACAATTACTGGTTATGCGTCAACAACTGCAGTTACGTTCCACATCAGCGGAGTGGAGATTAACTAATGGCTATTCAGCAATATCCTTTTAAGGGTGGTATTCCATCGGGTAACACTGCTGGTCGCCCAGCAGGTCCAATTATTGGAGATACATTTTACAATGGTGAACTAGGACTTCTTGAAATTTATGATGGAACTAACTGGGTTCCAGCCTCTGCACCTGCTGGTATTCCAACTATGGTTGTTACTGATGTTGGAACTAGCCGTGCTTTTACAAGTGGCGCTATTGCGTTTGTTTTAACTCCAGGAACAAACGGAGGTTCGCCTTACGGATATACTGGTGTAGCAACAAGCCCTACTCCAGTAACATATACAACTGGTTCAACGGCTTCAACAACTCCAACGCTTTCTGTTGGCGAACCTGGAACATACTCTGTTAGCGCAACTGCTTTTAATGGATTTGGCACAAGCCCAAGTACATCAACTCAGTCACTTACTGTAACAACAGTTCCACAAGCACCAACTATTGGAACAGCAACAGCATCTACTTCTGCTAATGAAATAACTGTAACTTGGACTAATGGAGCAACTGGTGGCAAGAACATTTCTGCTATCACTATTACTCCTTATCTAAATGGAACTACAGCACAAACTTCTCGCACTGCAGCAACAACAAGTTCTACATCTTATACATTTACAGATGGACAAATACCTGGTGCTAGCGCGTATACATTTAAAGTTAAAACAACTAATGCTAATGGAGATAGCCTAGAAAGTTCTGCATCAAACTCTGCAACAATGCCTAAGAGATTTACTCTTGATTATTTAGTTATTGCAGGTGGTGGTGGTGGAGGAGGTGCTCCTCAAAACGGAAATCAAAATACTGGCGGTGGTGGTGCTGGTGGATATAGAACATCTGCTGGAACTTCTGGTGCTGGTTCTTCTGCTGAATCAAGTTTAACCATAAATGGCGGAGATAACTATTCAGTTACTGTTGGTTCTGCTGGTGCTGCTAGTTCTAGTGGCGGTAAAGGTGGTAATGGCGGAAATTCTACATTTTCTACAATCACTTCAACAGGTGGTGGTGGGGGTGCTGGACAAGATGAAGCAGGTGCAACTGGTGGTTCTGGTGGTGGTGGGTCATCTGGGTTTTCTAATGGTCTAGCAGGCACTGCAAATCAAGGCAGGGCTGGTGGTAACTCTGGTGGTTACAACAGTCGTGGCGGTGGCGGTGGTGGTAGTAGCACTGCTGGCGCAGGCGGTAGTGATACTGGTAATGGTGGTAATGGCACTGCTTCGGATATTACAGGAACATCTGTTACTCGTGCAGGTGGTGGTGGTGGAGCCACAACTGGCACAGGTGGCACTGGTGGTGGAGGTAGTGCTAATGGTGGCGCAGGAACTGTAAATACTGGTTCTGGCGGTGGTGGTGGCTATGGTGGCACTTCTGGAGGCACTGGTGGTTCTGGTGTTGTTATTCTTAGATACCCTGACACAGTCACTATTTCATTTGGCGCAGGTGTAACTGGAACAGAAAGCACTGCAAGCGGTGGATACAAGAGAGCTACAATTACTGCTGGCTCTGGAAATGTGAGTTTCTCATAATGGCACATTACGCTCTAATAAATAAAGACAACATAGTAGTTCAAGTAATTACTGGGGTTGATGAAAACGTAATCCAAATTGATAGAGATGGCACAGAGGTCGGTGGCTCAACTGAGGCTTGGGAACAATTCTACGCATCTCGCCCTTGGTTTGAAGGTTTAACTTGTAAAAGAACATCATATAATAATAACATTCGCAAAAATTTTGCTGCAATTGGTTATATCTATGATGCTCATTTTGATGCATTTATTCCACCACAACCATATCCTTCTTGGAAATTAAACTACACAACTTATCAATGGGAAGCACCAGTTGCTATGCCTGATAAAATTGAAGATTATATCTGGAGATGGTCTGAATACAATAAAGAGTGGATTAAAGTTTTACGAGCATAACAATTGCACCTAAGTATGTGCTTAAACTGCTCACAAAACCAAGGAGAAATAAATGAATGAAAAAACCGTATCGGCTATTAAAAGCTACGTGCGCCATTTTATTGGCGCTTGCCTTGCTGCCTTTACTGCTACTGGTGGGGATATCTTCACTCTTGACTCGGCAGGACTTAAAGCAATTTTCACAGCAGGAGTCGTGGCAGTGTTGCCCGTCGTGCTCCGTGCTTTAGATTCATCTGACTCGGCGTTCGGTAGAGAAGAGTAATGAGCACCAACGAATGGGCTGGTATCGCAGTAGCGGTTACCACAATAGTCGCCAGCTTTGCTGGCTCAGTTCGTTGGTTGGTCAAGCACTACCTTACTGAACTTAAGCCGAATTCTGGTACAAGTATGCGTGACTCATTGGATAGATTAGAACGCAGAGTCGACGAACTATTTACCCTAATAGCAGGAAAGTGAATAGATGTCTGGTATCAATGTTTCTATAGCAAGCTATAGGGATATTGAACTATTGCCAAGCATTCGTTCTGCCTGGGATAATTCTTCAGACCCTGATAGTTTACATTTTACTATAGTTTCTCAAGCGGAAGATAACGAACATCCCGACTTATCTTTCATTCCAGAGGAACAGTTAACTTATTACAAGTTTCACTGGAGTCAAAGTAAGGGAGTTTGTTGGGCTAGGGAAATAGGTTCCAGAGATATTAAAGGAACATTCTTTCTTCAGACAGATTCTCATTCTAGGTTTAGACCAGGATGGGATAAAGCAATTGTAAATTCTTACCTGTCATCGTATGCACATTACGGAAAGATTGTCTTTACTACCTACCCAGAAGGATATAAAGTAAACGACAATAAACAAGATGAGTTTCATTACCGCAGCAATTTATTAAAGATAGTTCCTGTTTGGGATGAAGTTGAAAAGATGGTGGGACCATCATTTCAAGAGGCTAGTTTCAATCCTTATGGAGATGAAATCTATTATGTGTCTGGTAATTCTTTATTCTGTTTCAAAGAAATAATAGAAGAAGTTCCTTATGATTCATTGCTTTATTTTCATGGAGAAGAACCATCTCTAGGATTACGGTTCTATACTCGTGGTATTAAATTAATAAATACTCCAGTTGATTTCATGTTCCACGAATATAAAGCATCTTGGAATGAAAGCACTCCTAAACGTAAGTTGCATTGGGAGGATGACCCGAACTGGTATCTGCTTAACTATCAATCATATGAACGTTTAGCTAAAATTATGACTGGCGATATAACCCTTGGTATATATGGCATAGGTAATTATGATTTATATTTACAGTGGATAGAAAAAACTGGAATAGAACTAAGAGATAAAAACGATTTGATTATGAGTAGAGTAAGGAAATGAATGAAAACTGTAGCCAAGAAAGCCACACCTGCTGCCGTTGCTGTTCTCCGTCAAGCGACGGCGTTAGCACCGAAACGCAAGAAGGCAAGCGATGGGCTCCTGCCCAGTGCTGCTCACCTCAAGGCGAGTCCGACTTCGGACCACAATACTGGGCTAGCAGTAGACCTTACTCATGACCCAGCTAATGGTATTGACTGTGCTGTTATCTTTGAGAAACTAAAAGAAGATGCACGAGTTAAGTATCTAATCTTCGATAAGAAGATTTGGTCTAAGCAATATGCTAAGCAAGGCAACAGAAAATATACTGGTTCAAACCCGCATACCAAGCACCTGCATATTTCTATCAATGATGGTCAAGGTAATGACACCAGCCCTTGGTTCTGGTGGTTAAACGAACCTAAGTTAACCAATCGTATTAAAGCTGCTGTTGCCGTACTACCATCAAAAAAACCAGCAATTGTAATTAAACCACATCATCACTGCTGCTGTCCAGAATGTCCAACTAATAAGAAGTAGAGGTAAATCGTGGCAACTAGCAACAAGGACCTTGTTGGCGACCTACCGATTATTCTTAGCCAAGCAATCCCAACAGCGCTTGTTAAATACAAGCGAGAGGATTTTGCTGCAAGCTATGCAATTGGTAACACGCCATGGTTATCTGGTGCATCTGACCAGAACCGTATAAGTCGTATCACTACGACTTATCAGAAAGAACGTATCGACCAAGGTACATCCGCTGGTGAAAACTCTCTGTCTAACTGGTGGATTAGGTCTGCTACATCCTGGCATCATGGTGCTGGTGAACGTTACTACGACGCTGACTCATCCGACCAATATAGATTCTATGAATCAAACAATATTGATGTATGGAACCTTGGAGAACTAAAGCTTCTACCTAGAACTACACAGGTATCAACTACGGCTATCACCGCTAAGCCTGCCACAACAAACAATGGCGCATTCTATATTCAAAGCGGTAATGTTTTTTATTACAATGGTTCTACTAACACTAGTACGTCAACATCTCTTGCAACTTCAGTAACAGCTCAAGTTATATCATCAGATGGTAACAGCGCTATCGTTGGTGCTAGTGATGGTATTTATTCAGTAAGCACTTCACTAGCTGTAACCAAGCTTTGGGCTAAACCAAACGGTGTTACTACATTTACCGTCCAGGCTCTTGGCTTTGTTAAAGACCGTATTGTTATCGGAGTTAAAGAAGATACTACGCAATGCGTAGTCTATGAACTATCTAGGTTTCCTTCTTCTACCCCAACAACTATAGGTAACACAGAAGAGCGATACACATTCAAAGACTCTAACCTGGTATGGGAATCAGTTGGTGAACTAAACAGTGCCATCATAGTTGGCTATACACTTGGCGCTATCAGCCGTGTCTTGTCATTTGCTATCGATGAAACATCACCACTTGCTGCAATCAAAGACCCAATTGTTATTGCTGAGCTACCTCGTGGTGAAACCCTGCACCAGATTCGTACATACCTAAACGAGTACGTAGTTATGGCTACTACTGCTGGACTCCGTGTTGGAAATCAAAGCACTGACGGATTAAGTTTTACTTATGGACCACTCAATGTTGTTGGCGATGTCAGGGATATTGCATTCAATAATAGATATATATACGCGACTCGTAACTATGCCATCAATACAGTTAAAGGATTGTGGCGTGTTGACTTAGGTCAACCGATAGATAACGGATATGCCTATGCTGCCGACTTAGCTACCGATTCCTCTGACGTAATAGGCGTTTGCTTTATTGGGATTACCGCACGTAAGTTTATGGTTGGTGCATCTGGCGTATGGGTTGAACATGCAACTGAACTTGCTACATCTGGAACCATCAGCTCTGGCTGGATTCGTTGGGGTACTGCTGAAGATAAACAACCAGTATCTCTTGCAATAAGAACAGATGGCAATGGAGGAACTGTTGGTTTCTCTGTTTCTGACCAAGATGGTACTTCTTCAGGAATTGAATCTATCCCACTAGGTGGTTCAACCGACTTCCAATTATCTGCAAGCTTACAGCCAGCAGACCACTTTGAAATTACATTGACCTTAACTCGTAGCACAAGCAGTGCAACAGTTGGTCCGACTGTAGAAGAATGGCAGTGTCGTGCTTTACCAGCACCACTTCGTTCTCGTACACTTACTATCCCATTACTATGCTATGAAGAGGAGCGCGATTCCAATGGAGTTACAAGAGTATCCGCGCCATGGGAACGCATTAACTATTTGGAACGCATTGAACAAAATGGAGGCGCGGTACTATTCCAAGACTTTTCTTCGGGAGAAGAACGAGTCTGTACAATCCGTGCTATCCAATTTGAGCAAACTTCTCCACCCTCATTCGCAGCAGGATTCGGTGGAATAGTTACGGTTCAATTACAGACTATTGATACAGAAGTTCCGATTACATAGTGGAACAGAACAGACTAATATCCCTGGTATCACCAGGTGAGCGTCACGAACTAGTAGAAAAAGTTCGAGTGGCGCTGAATATAGCTGGAGATGATGTGCTAGATGCTCCCCTGGCTGAAGTGCTTAAGGGTTTGCAGCATACGCTTTCCATTCCAGCAGTCGGGTGCATCAACTTAGCCACGCTGGATGCGCTCGCAGTTGCTCCGCCTGAATGGTAGGGAGCCAAAGAGATAGGGGGAACCAAACGGTTCCCCCTTCTTTTTGTTTTTAATACGCAGATTTATCTTTGTTTAGAATTCTAATTGCCCAACCTAAACCAGCATTAAACCCTTCCATCCATTCTTTATCCTTATGCCCATCAGGAAGATGCGTCTTCGCATCTTCTATTTTCTTTATGAATACTTCTATATCTTTCATCGGCTCGCCCTGTGGCGAGCCTTTCCCGCCCTCCACCCCTCAAACTTATCACGGATTTGGTTAAAAAACAAACGGCGTGTCTTACCCGATTTGTCCGTGTTAGAGATTACACTGGTCATATGAATCAACTACCCCCACATCGTTCGTACAGTCAGCTTTCTACTTGGCAATCCTGCCCGCAGAAATACTACCTCAGTAAAGTCGCAATGGTCCCAGAGAAACCAGCTGTTTATTTGGCTGCAGGTTCGGCTGTCCACTCGATGCTGGAATGGTTGAATCATGAGCTCTATAGAACCCAGCAAGAATCTAATTGACCAGCGGGGAATACCCAGCAATGAGTGTATTAACTGTGGCTCCAACATACAAATTATCCGTGCCATCTTCCAAGACTATGAGCTTGTTATGTGGTTTACTGATTCCTTCTGTGCGACCTGTGGGTCGCCGATGACTACCCCTACCCCCATAGATAACCCAGACTACACTCCGAAGGATGATGATGAGTTTAACTGAAAAATGGCTTGAAGTATTTAATGAATCTGTTAGAGTTACCGAAGAACAAACAGGTGTTCCTAGTTCTGATTGGAAGACTGCTGGTCGTAAGACCGTAGCTCGCCCAGATGGGGAAGACCTAGCGTTCTGGCAGAGTGATGGACTCAAGCAGGTTGAGGCTTATCAGAAGTGGTATGCTCAATCTGGTTGGCAAATCGCCACCCTGCCCGACGGTCGTCCTGGCATCGAATGGGATGCAAGTGTGCATTTCGGAGGCACACCTGTACGCTTTGTCATTGATGTCATTTACCAAGTGGGGGAAGACTTAGTAATAGTCGACTTCAAGACTGGTGCTAGGACACCGTTCGGTATGATTCAAGCTGGCTTGTATGCCAGCGGTATTGAAAAGATATACGGCATTCGCCCAAAGTTCGGCGCATTCTTTATGACAAGACAAGGTCAGCTCGATGACCTGTTTGACTTATCGCATTTGAGTATTGATTACTTTGATTATGTATTTGGCGCAATGAATGACTCCGTGTCTAAAGGTTGGTTCCCACCATCGGTTGGAGAAAACTGTAAGATGTGTTCGTTCCAAGAGAAGTGTCCAGCAATGGGCTCAAAAGATTTCCCTCTGCAAATACCTACAACAAAGGGGAAGGAAAGGAAAAAGTAGATGACTGAATCTACGTTTTCATATACTGGCAAACTAAATGGGCAAGACTTATTTACCGTTCGAGGTATGAGTATTGCTGAATTCAAAGCTAATCTGAATGCAGCTATTGAGGCAATCAGTGAAGCACAAAGTCTGCAAGCTGTGTTGGTTAATCGACCAACAGGTAATGCATACACACCTAATGCTGAACAAGCAATCCAGATGCTGCAGGATGCTGGGCTTAACCCACAACCAGTAGTTGCTGGAACCACACCTCAATCAATCGAGGTAGTCAAAGACAAGTACGGCAATGAATGGACATACGGACATCCAGATGCCCCAGACTTACCAGATGGACGTGGCAAGTACGCCAAGAAGAAGGGCGTATCCAAGGCTGGTAAAGCTTACGTTGGTTGGTTTGACCCAGCCAAGGGACCAAAGCCATTTAAGCCAGGAGTTACTGAAGCAGAAACTATCTGGACTAAAGGGTAACAATGCGTTCACTACTACAAGTAGTCGGTGTGGAATCACCTGCTGGTAAGCAATTACCAGAGGTGCTTCCTTCACTTACCGCAGCCCAAGTATCCTTCCGTCAGGCTCAACTGCATTTAATTGCAGGTCAGCCAGGTGGCGGTAAGACACTGATTGCATTGTGGTACGCCATCGCCTCCAAAGTTCCAGCGTTATATATCTCAGCGGACTCTGATTCAAGAACAATAGCGACTCGTGCAGGCGCAATCATTATGGACAGAGAAGTGTCTGACGTTGAGAGAATCATGGATACTGAAGCCAGTGTTCTTCTTGAAGATGCATTGGCTGAAGGTGCAGGACATGTTCGGTTTGCCTTCGACCCAGCACCCTCGTTACAAGACATCGAGGAAGAAATCGAAGCGTGGATTGAACTGCACGGTGCTGCACCTGTGGCGGTGTATGTTGATAACTTAATGAACGTCGCTTCATCAAGCGACAATGAGTGGACTGCATTGCGTGATGCAATGTCAGCGTTCCACTATATGGCTCGTGAATATGAAACTGCCTTCATCGTTCTTCACCATGTGTCGGAGAATGAGAAGATGTCTAAGCCAAACTACCCAGCGCCACGTAAGGCTCTGATGGGCAAGGTTGCAGCCCTACCAGAACTCGTCTTATCTGTGGCGCTGGATAGCGCATCCAATGTTTATCGTGTGGCTGTCGTGAAGAATCGTCATGGCAAAGCTGACCCTAATGCTGAAGAGTATATAACGTTAGCAGCAGAAGCTAGCAAGATGACTTTGTATAACTCATCAACAGAATTATTTAGAGCGAGGACATTGAGTCAATGGAAGTAACTAAATCAAGTTTCGATTTAGATTTCTCATACGGTCATGAAGGAGAGAAACTTGTTGAACAACTTCTAACCAATGGTAAAACTGTTGAAGTAAAGCGCGACCGCAAGTGGCATCAAACTGGAAATGTTTACATTGAGATTGAATGCTGGTATCTTAAATCCGAATCTTGGGAACCGTCTGGTTTATCAGTAACTCAAGCTGATTACTGGGCGTTTGTGTTAGAAGATATGGTTATCATGCTTCCAACAGAAAGCCTAAGATACGCAATAAGAAATTTTGGTCACGAAATAACTTGTGATATTCCCCCGAATAAAAGCAAGGGTTACTTAATAACAATTGAAAACCTATTGGCAACAACCAAGTTGTTGAGGAAGGCTAATCAAAATGAAATTCCCAGACCTAACCAGGGGGCTATGTAGAGAAGTTGGTATCGAGTTCTTCTTTCCAGAAGAAGGAGGAAGTGGTACTGATATATATAGATACTCGCGCAAGATATGTGACAGTTGCGTGGTCAAGAATAAATGTCTGGAATGGGCAGTAAAGCACGAAGCGTTTGGTATGTGGGGCGGTACTACACCACAGGAACGTAAGCTAATTAGACGCAAGAAGAATATAATTCTTCAAGAGATACTAGTAAAGGATTACACATGAAAGCACTTAGCTCATTAGAAATAAAACTATTCAAGTCAACTTGGTTTCATATCGGATATAGCTTAAGAAGGTTTGCAGTTGGATTCAGTATTGATAGATGGGGATTTAATTTAGACATTGGACCAATTTGGATTTCGATTGAGTTCTAATGACCACGCCATCCAAACGCAAGGGCTCACAATACGAACGTGATGTAGTTAAGTGGCTTATCAGTATGGGTTATCCCTGTGCTGAGCGGGCGTATGGGGCAGGTAGACACGATGATGTTGGTGACATTGATGGCATCGATGGTGTTGTTATAGAATGTAAGAATGAAAAAAGAATTGATATCCCTGGTTATCTCAGAGAGTTAGAAGATGAGATGATTCATGCGGATGCAGAAACAGGCGTTGTGCTAATTAAAAAGCGTGGCACATCTAATATCTCAGAGTCGTATGCAGTAATGCCTGCTGAACTCTGGGTGAATCTGCTTAAACAGGCAGGTTACAATGGACATCAGTGAAACTGTGACAGAGTTTCACAAAATGAAAAGAGGTAACTATGCGGTTAGTGATAGTGACAGTGCTTGGATTAATGTTGCCAATAGCAGCACCAGCCCAAGCGTTATCACCAGAACTTACATTCGAGAAGAAGTTGTCCGTAGTCACGGACAAAAAGGAACGAGTGGAGTTGGTGCTAACACAAGTCACAACCAACAAGCGCGAGGCTCAGTGTGCAATTCGCATTGCATACAAGGAGAGCCGATACAACGTGGACTCCTTCAACAAGTCGAGTGGAGCACGTGGAGTATGGCAATTACTCTGGGGCAAACCAGGGTGGTCACTACTCAAACAAACGGAGGAAGCACACAAGTATGTGCTACATCGATACGACACTTGGTGCGAAGCGTACAGGTTCCATCAGGAAAGGAATTGGTATTAGGTTATGAACCAACCCGAATTTCTTGAAGCAGTCTTTCGTCATTACGGATTAGACCTACCGTTAGGTGGGGACAAATCCATCTTTTGTCCTGTACATGATGACTCACATAAGTCTGCTTCGGTTAATTCGGAGAAGGGTGTCTGGGTATGTTATGCATGCAGCGGACGTGGCGCTGGTATACAGATTGTCATGGCTCGTGAAAACTTAACATACTCAGACGCTCGTAAATGGGCAGAGAAGAACATAGGTAAGGAGTCGAAGAGCCCAGCTCCGACACGTGGACGTAAGTCCAGTAGTCGTTGGACTCCACCTAGATTGCGGTCAGTTAGATGACAACAATCATTGGTATTCAAGAACCAGACGGCTGCTTGATTGCAGCCGATAGTAGAACTACAACTGAGAAGGGTCGCCCTTACTCACATCCAATCGTAACTAAGATTACTAAACGCGGTAAGTTTCTAATCGCTGGTGCTGGCACTACTCAACCCTGTGACATAGTCCAACACATATGGAAACCACCAGCCATACCAGCTAACACAAAAGACATCTATCATTTTATGATTACAACTGTCATCCCTAACATGCGTGAATGCTTACGTGATAACGGATTCGTTCACGATGAGAAGACAGATGAATATGAATTCTTATTTTTAATGGCTGTGAATGGAACCATCTATGAAGTAGATGATACATACTCAGTCTTCCTACGCGACGATGGCATCTATGGCTTAGGTTCTGGGTCTTCCTATGCCATAGGTGCTCTCGCATCTGGTGCTAACTGGAAGAAAGCAATGCAGATAGCAGCCAAGAATGATGTGTATACTGCCCCTCCATTTGTTGTGCATAGGCAGGAGAAGAAGTGAAACCAAATCAAAAGCTCATAGACCTTTGGACTAAAGCAGCCAACACATACCATGCCAACCTTGCTGGTTCACCAGCCGAGGCATACCTTGAGAAGCGTGGCATCCTTAACGGAGCCGAACAATTCAAGCTTGGGTATGTGGTTGAACCTGCACCTGGTCATGAAGATAGGTTGAAGCATCACCTATCTATCCCATACATAACAGAGTCAGGTGTAGTTGGATTTAAGTTCCGCCGTATAGATGATGGCGACCCAAAGTATATGATTCCTACTGGTCAGAAGCACCACCTATATAACGTTAGTGCTATCCTTCATGCAGTCCATGAAGTATTGATTGTAGAAGGAGAGATTGATGCGATATCTGCTACCCTTGCTGGTCATCCTGCTGTCGCTGTGGCTGGCGTTAATGCTTGGAAGCCTCACTTTAGCCGTTGTTTTGACGGCATTGGTCGCGTTGTTATAGCCACAGATAACGATGCCAAAGAGGATGGTTCTAACCCAGGACAAGAACTAGCCCGCCGTTTATCTGATGCAATACCTCAAGCCATCCGCGTGTCGCTACCGCCTGATAGTGACGTTAATAGTATAATTGTCAGCCAAGGAGCTCAAGCGTTAACTAAGTTGATTAACGCACTGGATGAATAGAGGGAGCTCGTTGTCTGAAGATACCACCATCCTGCAATTCGAAGAGGATGCTCAAAAAATCTACGACGAATTGCTTGCAATTCTAGTAAAGAAACAAATTGATTATGGTCCATTCAATATCTGGCATGCACCAGGTGGCGCAACCAATGGGCTGATGGTACGTATGTCGGACAAGATAGAGAGATTAAAGAATCTTATCTACAGTCCCAAGTCAGAGAAACCTAAGAACGAATCTCTTGAAGATTCGTTTGTTGACCTGGCTAACTACGCCATCATCGCACTAATGGTACAGCGTGGGGTGTGGGCTAAGTATGCCAAGAAATCGGAATAAGACTTACGAAGAGCAACGTATCTCACGCATCCGTATGTATGGAATTAGCGTGGAAGATTACGAACGTATGCTTGATGAACAAGATGGTGGTTGCCACATCTGTGGCAAGAAACCAGAAGGCAAGCGAGCTCTTGATATAGACCACGACCATGCAACTGGCAAGGTGCGTGGCTTGCTTTGTTCTAATCACAATCGTGCTCTTGGTTTACTGAATGATGATATTAAATTAATGCTTAGGTCTGTTGAATACCTGGTGAAATCTCTTGACTAACCTAGATAAAGACCATGAGATTTGGTCTGCAATCAATGACATAACAAGCACCATTGCTTGGGGTATAGCAAAAAGATATCACAGGTTTGTTGAGCTTGAAGATGTTAAGCAGGCTATGAATGAATATGCATGGAAGCGTAAAGATAAAGTATCCGAATACCTAATGCGTGAGGATGAGATAGAACGCAAGCAAGGATACAAAGCATTCAGCACATTCATACGCAGAGCAGGCGAGCGATACGCTCGCAAAGAGAAAGCTCGTGCGCTTGGTTATGAGTTAGGTGATGAATACTTCTACCGCTTGGCTATGATTGAAACTCTTATTAAGGTTATTGGTTCCGATGATGCTCACTTAACTAACCAAGTGATGGACCCAGATATCCATGGCGTTAAAGCTAAAAGGCAAGCCAGTGAAGGTAACAACCTATTGGCTATGTTAGCTGATGTAGACAGGGCTATGAAGAAGCTTGACCTACGTACACATTCAATATTAAAAACTAAATACGCAACCGATGCACCTCTTGCTGAGATTGCAAAAGAGTGGGACATCTCTCCACAAAGAGTGGAGCAGATTATTAACAAGGGACTAAGAGATATAACTGAGTATCTCGGAGGGGCAACACCATACTAATGAAGAAGAAACCTTTCTGGAAGACAACAAATCCAAAGAAGACATCTACTCCACTGACACCAGAAGAGAAAGCTCAGGCACGTGCTCGCGCTAAAGCTGCTGGTCGTCCATACCCAAACCTAATAGACAACGCAGCGGTTGCACGAAAGAAAAAGAAGAAGGGCTAATGCCTACATACGAATACGAATGTAGAGAATGCTCATTCAAAAAAGAATTCAATATACATTTTGAAGTTGGTCCTGACTGCGACCAGTGTCATCGAACGATGACACGTGTGTGGACAGCGCCAGGTATACAGTTCAAGGGAACTGGATGGGGAGGAAATCACAATGGGTAAGTCAGGCAACCCTGCGAAGCGAGCTGTTACCAGCGAACCTAATGACCAGATAATGGTCTGTTGGTGTGACAATGGAACAGTCGATGGCAAGTTTATGGAAGGCGTAGTGTACACGCTGTTAACTGCTGGGCTACCTATTACTAGCGCACAACGTGTGCAAGGTAATCAGATAGGTAGACAACGCCAGACTGCATTCGATACCTGGCATAAGAAGACTAACTTTGATTGGTTACTCTGGGTTGATAGCGATATCGTTCTTACGAACGAAGCTTTACAGTTGGTATGGAAGTCTGCTCATAAGGTTGAGCGACCTGTTGTTAGCGGAACTTACTTTATCTCCAAGCAGATGGAGAGTTCAATCATGCAGCCATACCCTGCAGTATTCATGGCACACGAGGATGACAAGTATCTAATGTCATACGTCCACCCTCTGCCATTCAACCAGTTGTTGAAGGTTGATTACGCTGGGTTTGGATTCCTTCTGATGCATAGGTCAGTGGCTGACAAGATGCGGGAGTTTCATGGTGACATCTCATTCTTTATTGAGTCGATGGATGATGCTAACTCTGATAAGGATACGTTCATTGGTGAGGACATCCAGTTCTTTATGAAGATGAAAGAGGCTGGCATTCCACTTCATGCACATACTGGTGCAACAGTAAAGCACATGAAGAGATTTGCATTCGATGAAGAGTTCTATAAATTGTATTGGGCTACGATGCTAAACAGTATGCAGGCTCAGGCGCGTAAAGAAAAAGAGGCGGAGGCACAAGCCCCCGCCCCTTCGGATGGTTCTAGTTCAAGCTGATGCGTGAGAAGAACTCACGCTGAACTTGGTCAGCGTTCTTACATAACTGATACATCTCTTGCTCACCCTTGCGCTTACCTATTCGGTAAGCAACATACGCAGTGATGGCAATGTATACAATCGTCCACATTATTTACCTCCAATCCTTTCCAAAAATTTTTCTGGTAGTTCCAAGCGACAGACTACTGCCTTGCCTGGTTCGTTCTTGTCTACAGCCGACAAGTTCTTTACGAACTTCTCAGCCTGTAGTTTGGTACTGAACTCACCCCACGCCTGGACTGGAGCCCAACGTGCTAGTTGTCCTACGAGAACATAGGCATCACGCTTATCTCTTGATTCATCAAGAGCCTCGATGATTTCTACCGCTAGTTCCGCAGCACTTTCGGAGTTAGTATTGTCAGGGTCAAGCAGGCTTGCAACCAACTTGATTTCCGTCGGACGTGGACGTGCCATCAGTATCCTTTCATACACTGAACGTAGGTCTGATGTTCAGCCAGCGCTTGACGTGCTTCGTCTTCAGTGCGTCGCTCAATCTCTGCATTGCAATAAGCGCAGAGAAGAATGACACTTGCTATATGTATCATGCTTCTTTCCTTTCCTTGTGTTCCTTATAGTATAGCTCGCACACATCACCATCTATTAGATGGTAGTGCATGTGAGCACCAGACATGAAGAGGACTTCGTCCTCATCATCTCCTAATCCGTAGGCATCGTGATACCCACAGTACCAAGTCCAGCCCCCGACTGGAACAATCTTCAGTCGGGAGGCTTTGACTTCCAGCGTATTCTTATTCTTTAGTTTGCCCATCATTCTCCTCTGTTCCGTAGATGATTGCGTCAGTGACAAACGCCTCGGCATCATCATGCAATGGCTGCTCTATAAGAGCAGGCTCATTGTTTTTAGTTGAGTAGATGTGTAGATAGTCCAGCGCTTTGAGTATGTATTGCGCTACCCTTGGAGTGAGTGGCGGTTGCACATACTGTGGGTCTAGATATTTCTGTAGTGGATTAGTCATGCTACCTCCTGTGTTACTAGGTCAAGGGCTTTGCCCTTGAGTCGGTCATACTTACCAGCGATTACACGTTCTGCACGAGTAGCCTCTGACTTGTGTGAGTTCCAGTCGAGGTACTCGACGATTGCTTGGAACGCTCCGAACGCAGTCCCTCTGATGTTATCTTGGGTACTGCTTGATTGGTAGATATTCATTGCAGTTGAGCGAGCATCGGTTACACGATTGAATGTGCGTCGTTCACCAGTGCTGAGTTTGTTATACGGTGTCTTCTCGATGATGGATGGGAGAGTCCACATCTTGTTGAACACACGCTCAACATCGTTATCTGATACCGATACATTGAGTAACTTATCTGCGATAAGTTCATACGTTTCGATACCTGTGTAGATTACATCGAGCATCGTCCGCATCTCATCAACCTTGAGTTGAGCGTTGGTTGTGTGGTGCAGAGAATACTTTGTATTCTTGCGGAAGATTCCACTGATTTGATTCGAGCAGAACAACCTATTGACTAGCGGTGTTACACCTAATGAGCATGAACCATCGTGTGAGGTTCGTGCTAGTAGGTATGCAGCATGTGGGTCACCTTTAATCTTGACCTCTCTTGGTAATTCCAAGAGCATCCATACTTGAGCACCATCTCTGAGCTCACCTGCGTTTGCATATCGTGCTTCACCTGAGTCGACCAGTGCATCCAGTGCAGAGAACATCTCTCCATTCTGGAACACCTTGTATCGACCACCTACTGTGCCAAGCACAGACTGTCCGCCATCCTTGTCGGTGCGGATAGTGGCGAATGTTTGTGGCACAGCCAATCGGCTAACGCCTGTGTCATTCACAGCGATAGCCTCAAGGTCAGCCAGTGATACGTGCCAGTCAAGACCAGCCTGTTGTGCTGCATCCTGTGCGGATGTAGCGGTTACTGCTGAGCCAGCAATTGATGCTGACATTCTGCGTGTTGTTGTCATGTGTTTCCTTTCGTTAGTTGGTTGGTTGGGAGAGAGTATCTCACGAACGTTTGTCAAAGTCAACAATCGCTTGGGAGAGTTGGTCATGGTAATGACCCATGCTGCAGGCTAGCTCGCCTGTCTGTGACCAGTACGCCCACCACGTTACGAATGGGTGGTACTGGGACTGTGGGTATAGGCAAAGGACTATCCATCCATCGCCTACAGTTTTCTTGATGTCGAGAATGGTTGCGCCGTTAGCGCAAACATCACCACGCTTTGGCGTGGATAGGATTGTTTCTGTCATGTTATGCCTCCCTTATGTAGTCGACACGTGTGTCATCGATAGAGAATGTGTCGAACTCTGTGTTATCGCCATCGATATCCCATTCTGGGTCGCTGCTTATACCAATCTCCTCAGCAATTGAGCGAGCATCATCTTCTGATGCTGCTGTTATCTTGAAGGTGGCATACATTACGTATCGAACCTGCACTTCATACTCTTTCGTGAAGACAAGTTCGTTGCCGAAGATGTCTTTGAGAATCTCAGATAATTCTGAGAACTCGATGGTGTCATCTGGGTCTGACTGATTCTCTTGAATCACATCATTGATTGCTGTGTATAGACTACGCACCTTGTCACGATGGTCGTTGACTAGGTTTGAGTAATTAGAAACCTTGGTTTCTAAGTCGGATAGTTTCGTATTAAGTTGTTGCACTAGCACATCTGGTGCTATGTAATCGGTGACTGTTGCACCGAATGGTGTTGTTTCTTCAGTCATTTGTGTTGCTCCTTTCGGTTAGTGTTGCTTCCTATATATAAGCACAGCTTTGCTGTGCTATCTTGATTACGCTGCGTCATCATCATCTGTGCGAGCAGCGAGTTGATTGTCGATTAGGTATTCGAGGACTAGTTCATCGGTGGTTTCGTAATCGATACCGAAGAAGTGGTCGCCCATGTTTACATACCAGTTGTCCTTGACCATGCGGTCGAAGGCTTCTTCACGTGTAGATGTGAGCACAATGTCCCAGTCATCTGGTCGTGAGTAGTAACTGTCGAGTGCCTGCCAGATAGCAAGGTCTTGCATACCTGGACGGCGGTATTGGTCTGTGTAATTAGACAGCGTGGTTTCTACTTGCGTTATTAAGAATGATGCTTCCATGTTTGCTCCTATCTCTTTGAGATACTGAATCGAATGTCGGACTTACCATCTATACATAGACGGCATACCGCACAGGCTCCACCCTTTTCGGAGATGAGTGGGATGCGCTTGAGTTGTTCGGGACAGGAAGCGCCTGGCTTACCTGTCATTGCTAGCATTGCTTGCTTGGCAGTATCGAAGTTGTCGCCAAGGTATGCAATCTTCACACCTTGCGGTGCGAACTCCCAGTTCTCTGCATCTGCAGAGTAATACAGCGAGAGATTGGGAATGTTACGTAACGCACGAGCTGCGTCAGGGTTGCGTGTGTACACCCAGAACTGAGTGTCGGTGTTGTTCTCGATGACTACCTTCCATGCCCATGTGTAATCGGCGTTGAAGAAGTCGCCATCCCAGTGGATGCGGAATAGTTTCTCGACACCTTTGGTGTCGCAGTCATTCTTGAAATCAAGAATCATGGTGTCGAGCATTGCCCACATGTCATACTTGTTAGCGTTGCGAAGAGCATTCCAGTTGTGAAGTAATACTTCACGAACTGAGGTATACATCTTCTCTAACTTACCTGCGTAGCAAATCTTCTCGCAGATACTAGTTGCATAGGGGCATGAGTATTGCTTGCCACTTGGCAGACCGAACGTGTTAGCAATCGCTGACCGCTTGCCATTCGGTGTTGCCATGTTGGTTACCTTGCGGTCGTTAGACCTTTTGAGTTTCGGCATTGCTTCTCCTTTCGTTGAGTTGCCCTATATATAAAGCACATCTAAAGATGTGCTATCTTGATACACGCTATCCACAACATGCGCCATCGGTAGTATCGGCACAGCATTCTGAACAGAATGGTTCGTTATCTTTCATGGAATTGCGACAGCCATACTCATCCATCGTGTTCGTGCATGGGTGTCCCTCGTATCCGAAGCAGGTGAGTTGAGCCAGTTCATCTGCGCTCATGTCCATGATGTGCTTGGTCATAGCCAAGGCTCCAAGTGATGGCTCTCTACTATGGCACGTGCTGGCGCTGTCGTTGAGCCACGCCACTTCACTCCCTCTGGGAGTGTTATCTGTTTGTCATAGTCCTCATCACTGCATGCATAGATGGCTTCGATACATGGTTCCACCATGGTAAGTGGAACTGGGGGATAGTGATTGCTTCGCAATTGGATTGCGATTGATTGCCGAATGTCAATGACATTCTCGGCTAGGTCTTGCGCTGTATTACGTCCCATTAGTGTGCCTCCAATTGCCAGTGTCCTGAAACTTCGAACCCTTCGAAGTCATCTGAAATCCAGTCATCGAGTTTCTCGATGGCTGATGCTGGGGAATCTGCGTTGACCTCAACCTCATAAGTTGTGGTACGAACTGCAGTTACTGTGTAACTAGTCATTGCTCCTCCTTGCTTTTGATGAGGTCGTCAACCTCTGGTTGTAGTTCGCTAGGCACGAGCTCGACTGTGTATTCATACTCGGCATAGTTTTGGTCTTGCTCCCAGTCGCCTTCTTCGAAGGCAACATCTATTGCTTTCTCTTTCGAGTCCGCTTCTACCTCTTGGTAGAACATGAACTCGCGCTTCTGCCATACGAGATACTTAGGCATTGGTTTCCTCCTTGTCTACATAATCGGGATGCCAACTTGACTCCCGAACGTCGCGTCCGAACGCAATCTTGAGTGCGATTGCCACCATTGGTGTGATGTCTTCGTATTTCCCACCATATAACTGGCTTGCATTTGGTATAGATGGGACGTTGATATCTTGTGTGTAATCACCGACAACCATGACTCGGTCGCCAGCCCATCGCCCAGACACGCCAGTCAATGGCAGGTCGCCACCTCCAGCGCTAGGGCTAGTCATTACCAACAGATACATTGCATCAGCAATGGTTCCGTTGAATGCACCTACTTGTTCGCGTTGCTTTGCGCCTAGCCCTAATCCGTAAGGCTCGACGATTTCTTTCTTGTCATAATTGACAAGGACATGGTATTGCCCCATTAGTTTGCCTCCGTTTCTTTGATACTGCTAATCACATGATTAGCAATGAGTTGGAATGGGTAATCTCCAGTCGCTAGCATTTGGCGTAGCAGTAAAGCACCCACTTCTGACACCTTGTCTTCGACAAGCGTTGCCATTTGATTAACCAGCACGTCCCACTCTTCGCGTAGGTATGCGGTCGTTGCTATTGGCTCACAGTCCATAGACTTGACATCGTCAACGAGTTGGTTCCATGAATCATGGTCATTCTCAATGACCAATAGCCAGTCGTGGGCGAACCACTCTGCTAGTTGATTACTCATTAGATTTCTCCTTTTCTAATTGTTTTACTTCGTAAAAGTGTTGCGAGCAATAGGTGCTGTTCTCATACCCATTGCGTCTATATAACATGATGGTTGTTTCGCTTGAATCAGCCCAACAAACCTCGCACGAGGCAAGAGTTGGCTTGTATGGGCTAGGGTGTAATGGCTTGGACATTAGTATTCACATCCTTTGCATTCGGGACGAAGGCAGTCACCGCAGGTGATGACCGCCTCCATCGAGGTTTGGTCTGGGCTACTCACGAACTGTGGTTTCCCAGTGGTTGTCTATATCAGCAGACCTTTGGTCTGCTATCAAGAGATGCCTGCGCCACTCTGTGTCGCGTCGCATCATGCCAGCGAGAGCCCCGATTCCGAGGCACATTCCTGTATAACAGAGGAACAGGATGGATAGGATTAGGTCATTGCTCATTAGCGTGAACCTCCTTTCAGTGTTAGGTATGCGTTTGGTTCAACCTTGAGCACGGCTGCGAGAACCTTGTCAAAGTTTGGGTATTGACCCATTGCTGATAGAATCTGCTCAATCTTCTTCGAAGATTTGGCAGTGTTGGTAGTGATGCGAACCTTGGCGAATACTCGCTTGTTGTCCGCCTTGCTGATGTGAACAGTGCC